CGTGACAAAGCTCGTTCATGTCGTGCTCGAGCTGGTCGGTATCCATGGCGGTCACCTCCCTCAGCTAGCCAGCCGGTAGACGGCGGGCTCGGCCGGCAACGTGCCGTCCTGGGCGAACCGTGCCGTGCTGCCGGCGGGCACGCGGCCGAGCAACTCGTGGACCTTGAGCCAGAGCAGCGGGATGAAGGGCTCGCGGCAGGCGTCGGGCAGGTCCGGGCGCCAGTCCGCTCGGCTGACCCCGAACACCCCGTCCTCGTTGATCCCGATGATGGTCCGGACCGAGGTGCCCTCGGTGCGCTCCAGCCCCGCGAGGGCGCGGTCAAGGTCGGCGGGGCCGACGCCCTGCTCGGCGAGCAGGGCCCTGGCCTCCGGGCTGTCCGGCGGATAGAGCCGGTAGCCCGGGCGCTTGAGCAAGCGCTGCATGTCGGCGCTCCGCGCTTAGCTGGCCGCCGGACCGGACCCGGTGATCCGGTAGACGGTGGAGCTGCCCTTGGCGCCCGTCTTGTTGGGCCCGACCTCGCGGGTGCGGGTCGCCTCGACCGTGAGCCCGAGCTTCTTCTTGAGCGCGCCGGAGATGGCGCCCCGGATGGTGTGGTGCTGCCAGCCGGTGGCCGCAGCGATCTGCTCGACCGTGGCGCCCTCGGGGCGCTTGAGCATCTCGATCATCTGCGCCTGCTTGGTGCCGGCACGCGGCGTGGGCTTCTCGGCCGGCGCGGACCCGGCGGCCGTCGCCTTGCCTCGCTTGGCCACCTTCGCCTTACGCTTGGCCGGCGGGGCCGCACCGTTGGCTTCGGTCGCCGGGTCGGCGGCTTCGATAGCCTGGGCTCCGGCATCGGCCGACGTCGCGCCCGGGTCGGCCGGCGTGGTGCCCTCTGACGCGTCGTCCTCGGTCTCGACGCCGATGGCCGCGAGGCCGGCGCGGGTGATGCGCAGCGGCGGCGGGTCGTCGCCCCGCGGCGCGCCCTGGTGATCGATCAGGCCCTTGGCCTTGAGGCTGCCGAGAACCTTGGCGACCGCGCCGCCCTTGATCTCGAGCGTCTCTGGCAGCGGCAGGACCGCACCGTCGTCGCGCTGCGAAGCCGCACTGAGGATCACGGCCTGGGTGTCACTGAGCCTGGTCATGGATTGATCTCCGCTGTCGGAGAGCACCATCGCCCTCCTACGACCCCGAGCCCCGGCGGGCATACCCGGTCGGGGCGGGGTGGGAGTCGCCCGGCTCAGATCAGCGTTTCGAGGAGATCCAGCTCGACCTTGATCGTTCGGGACACGCGCTCGTTGGGCGCCGCGAGGTAGGCGGTGCCGAGCGCCTCGATCAGGCTCGCGATCACCCCGTCGGTGGCGAAGGGGTTGCCCTCCTGCCGGTTGCGGATGGTGCGGCGGGCCTGATGGACCAGCGGCATGAGGTTGGCCATGGCTTGCTCACTCCTCGGGGATGGTGACGAAGCGCTGGAGGCTCTCGCACCAGGCGATCCAGTAAAGGCTGTGCCCGGCCTCTCGATACCGATCCGCGGCGACGTCGGCCTCGGCCTGGGTCTCGAACCGAAGGCGCTCGCGGGAGCCGTCCGGGGCGATGGCATCGAAGATGATCATTCGGCGATCCTCCGGGCTGGTCGGGTTACTCGGCACACTCGCCCTCCTTGAAGGCTGAGTCGGTGACCCGCTTCAGCAGCTCGGCGTAGTAGCCAAGGGTCCCGACGTGGCCCCAGTCGATCTCGTCGGGGCTGTAGTTGAAGTGATCGTCGCTGAGCGCCTGGAGGCGAGTAAGCATCTCGTCGATCTCGGCCTTCTTGGAGACGAAGGCGGCAATCGCCTCCTCCTTCGACTTGGCAATCGTCTTTTGGATCCTGGGGCTCATCTTCGGTACTCCGTCGATCAACTTGACGGGCACATGAACGCTCGATTGAGAACAGAAAGCAAGTCAAAAAGACCATCGGAATCAGAGACTTAATGCTTGACTGAACGCCGGACCTATGGATGGCCAGGACCAGTAATCGGGAGCTCGCCCGCCAGCTCGGGGTGAGCGAGACGGCCGTGCGTCGGGCCGAGAAAGCGGGCCGCATCCACCGCGAGCTGGACGGCTCTTGGGACCCTGCCAAGGTCAAGGCTGCGTGGTCGGACAACACCGACCAGGCCCAGCAGCGGCCTGCCCGAAGCGGTAGGCCGGCAGTCAAGCGTCGGGCGCTGAAGCCCGTGCCCGAGGTGGCGCTCGGCGCGGTGCGGGACACCCTGCGCGAGCACGGCGAGCCGATCGCTGCCGGCGCCATGACCTTCATGCAGGCCCGGACCGCGAACGAGATCCTGAAGGCACAGGAGCGTCGGCTCCGCCTGCAGCAGATGAAGGGTGAGCTGGTCGATCGGGCCAAGGCCGTGGCGCAGGTGTTCCGGCTCGCCCGGGACGAGCGGGACGCCTGGGTCAACTGGCCCGCGCGAGTGGCGGCGATGATCGCGGCCGAGCTCGAGGTCGATACCCACAAGCTGGACACGGTGCTCCAGCGGCACGTCCGAGACCATCTCGCGGAGCTGGCCGAAGTCCGGCCGAACCTGCGCTGATCGCCACTATCTGGAGACCCGGTTCATGCTGAAGGCGCTGCGCCATCACCCGCTGGTGGCCGGCACGGCCGAGGTGCTGGTCGATGCCGCCCGCTATGTCACTGTCGTGCTGCTCGTGCTCCTGCTCATGGGCCAGCTCGCAGAGGTCGCGCTCTGACCCAGCACCGATGATCACCTCCGATCCGCATGGACGATCATGACGGCGCCGATGCGATCGAGCGCGCGTGGCGGGATGGGCTCAAGCCCGACGCGCTGCTGACGGTCTCGGAGTGGGCCGACCGCTATCGGGTGCTGTCGCAGCGGGCGTCCTCGGAGCCCGGGCGCTGGCGCACCGAGCGGACGCCCTACCTGCGGGAGATCATGGACTGCCTCTCACCGTCCTCGCCCGTGCACCGCGTCGCGCTGATGAAGGGAGCGCAGATCGGCGGCACCGAGTGCGGCAACTGTTGGATCGGCTACGTCATCCACCAGGCACCGGGGCCGATGATGGCGGTGGCGCCGACGGTCGAGCTGGCCAAGCGCAACTCCAAGCAGCGCATCGATCCGCTGATCGAGGAGAGCGAGGTCCTGCGCGAGCGGGTCAAGGAGCGCCGATCTCGGGACAGCGGCAACACGGTCCTGTCCAAGGAGTTTCCGGGCGGCGTCCTGATCCTCACCGGCGCCAACAGCGCGGTTGGTCTGCGCTCGATGCCGGCGCGGTATCTGTTCCTCGACGAGGTCGACGGCTATCCCGGCGATGTCGAGGGCGAAGGCGATCCGATCCTGCTTGCCGAACGGCGGTCCGCGACCTTCCAGCGGCGCAAGATCCTGCTGGTGTCGACGCCGAAGACCAAGAGCCTGTCGCGAATCCAGCGGGAGTACGAGGCGAGCGACCAGCGCCGCTACTTCGTGCCGTGCCCACACTGCCATGAACACCAGACGCTGGAGCTCGAAAACCTGCGCTGGCCCGAGGGCCGGCCGCGCGAGGCGGAGTACGCCTGCGCGCACTGCGGCGCGCTAATCGGCGAGCGGCACAAAACCTGGATGCTCGAGCAGGGCGAGTGGCGGCCCACGGCTCAGGGCGATGGCCGCACCGCCGGCTTCCACCTGTCCAGCCTGTACAGCCCGGTCGGCTGGTTCAGCTGGGCCGACGCCGCGGAGATGTACGAGCAGGCCCAGAAGGCGCCTGACCTGATGAAGGGCTTCGTCAACACGGTGCTCGGGCTGCCGTTCGAGGAGGAAGCCGAAGCGCCTGAATGGCAGCGGCTCTACGAGCGGCGCGAGAGCTATCGCATCGGCATCGTGCCAGAGCAGGGCCTGTTCCTCACCGCCGGTGTGGATGTGCAGAAGGATCGGATCGAGATCGAGATCGTCGCCTGGGGCCGGAGCAAGGAAAGCTGGTCGGTCGACTACCGGGTGATCGCAGGCGACACCGCGCGGCCCGAGGTCTGGGCAAAGCTGGACGCCGTGCTGGCTCGTGACTGGCCGCACGCATCGGGACACACCCTGCCGATCCGGGTGATGTGCGTCGACGCCGGCTATGCGACCCAGGACGTCTATGCCTGGGTGCGGCAGCACCCGCAGGCGAGCTGGGGCCCGGCCGGCGCCGCGGCGCGGCAGCCGCGTGGCGCGGTGGCGGTCAAGGGCCGGGACCAGGACGGCGCGCTGCTGCTCTCGGTTTCCCGGGCCGATGCCGGCGGCAAGCGGCGCGGGCTCCGAGTGTGGTCGGTGGGCACGCCGGTCGCCAAGGGCGAGCTTTACCGCTGGCTCAAGCTGGAGTGGCCGACGGACGAGGCGCTGGAAGCCGGGGCAAGCTATCCGCCCGGTGCCTGCCACTTCCCGCAGTACGGCGAGGAGTACTTCAAGCAGCTCACCGCCGAGCGCCTGGTCACCCGGATCGTCAAGGGCTTCCCGCGCGGCTCGTGGGAGATGGAGCCGGGCCGGCGCAACGAGGCGCTTGACTGCCGGGTCTACGCCCGGGCCGCGGCGGCGATCTACGGGCTCGACCGTTTCGAGGAGCGCCATTGGCGGCGGATGGAGGAGGCGTTGGCGCGCGTAACGTGTGATCACGAGCCGGGTGAGCCGAGGGTCCCGGCGCGGCCAACCGTGCGGGAGGTAGCCCGGCGCGTGATCCATAGCGGGTACATGGCGCGCTAACATGGCGACGGTCGCGGAGCTGGAGAGCCGCCTCGAGGCGCTGAAGGCGCAGCGGGACAGCGCGGTCGCGCGCGTGTCGTACGACGGCCGCACGGTCGAGTATCGCGGCACGGCCGAGATCGCCCGCGCGATCGCTGACCTCGAGCGGGAGCTGCAGGCGCTTCAGGGCACATCGCCTGTCCGGCAGATCCGGGTCTACACGTCGAAGGGCTACTGATCTTGAATCTGGTCTCACGCATCGTCGGAGCGGCGCGGCTCCTGGCGACGGGCAAGCTCGCCCAGAACTCAGGTTTCGACGGCGCGCAGATGCAGCGCCGCCTCATGGCCTGGCGGGCCGGCGGTGAGAGCATCAACAGCCTGATCCTCCAGGGCGGCGAGCTGCAGCGTGCGCGCGCCCGCCAGCTGGTGCGCACCAACCCGTACGCCGCCAACGCCGCCGCAAGCTTCACCGCCCATGCCGTCGGCGCCGGGATCAAGCCCTCCAGCCTCGTCGAGGAGGGTGCGCTCAAGGACCGCATTCAGCGCCTCTGGCTCGCCTGGACCGACGAGGCCGATGCCGATGGCCTGACCGACTTCTACGGCCTCCAGGCCATGGCGGCGCGCGCGATGTTCGAAGCCGGTGAGTGCTTTCTCAGGTTCCGTCCCCGTCGACCGGACGATGGTCTCACCGTGCCGCTGCAGCTGCAGATGCTGTCCTCCGAGCACCTGCCGCTTTCCAAGTGCGAGACGCTGCCCAATGGCAACGAGATCATCTTCGGCATCGAGCTCGACCGGATCGGCCGGCGGGTCGCCTATCACTTCCACCGCACCCATCCGGGTGACGTACGCCAGCGTGGCACCGGTGAGCTCGTCCGGGTGCCGGCCGATCAGGTCCTGCACGTGTTCCATCCCATCGCCGAAGGCCAGATCCGAGGCGTGCCCTGGGTGGCGCCGGCGATGGTGCGGTTGTGGCTGCTGGACCAGTACGACGATGCCGAGCTCGACCGCAAGAAGGTCGCAGCGATGTTCGCGGGCTTCGTCACCCGGCCCGGGCCCGACGACGTCATGGGCGAGGACAGCGCTCAGAAGGACCAGGACGGAGCGGCGCTTGTAGGTCTCCAGCCCGGCACGATGCAGCTGCTGCTGCCGGGCGAGGACATCAAGTTCAGCGATCCTGCCGATGTCGGCGGTAGCTACGAGGCGTTCCAGTATCGCACGCTCTTGGCCTGCTGCACCGCGATGGGCGTGCCCTACACCAACGTCACCGGCGACCTCCGGCAGGCGAACTACTCGAGCCTGCGGGAGGGCAAGCTCGAATTCAGGCGGCGCATCGAGCAGTTCCAGCATGGCACGCTGGTCTTCCAGCTGTGCCGTCCGGTGTGGCGCCGCTGGCTGCATGATGCGGTCCTCGCAGGCGCGCTGGAGCTGCCGGGCTTCGCCCGGGACCCGGCACCGTATCTCCCGGTCAAGTGGATTCCGCCGAAGTGGGACTGGGTCGATCCACTGAAGGACCGCAAGGCCGAGATCGAGGCGATCGAGGCGGGCCTCAAGTCCCGCTCCGATGTCATCGAGAGCGAGGGCTACGACGCCGAGGAGGTCGATCGCCGGATCGCCGCCGACCACGCCCGCGAGGAGGAACTGGGGCTGAAGTTCGGCCGGCCGACGGCTGCCGTCGAGAGACCGACCGACGGGAACGACCCGGACGACCGCGAGCAACCCATGCAGAGCGAGGAGAACGCCGCTTGAAGCGCTGGTACGAGTTCCGCGCCCAGATGAAGGGTGCCGAGATCCTGATCTACGACGAGATCGGTGCCTTCGGCGTTCCGGCCAAGGCCTTCCTCGACGAGCTGAGGGCGCTCGGGCCCGTCGCCGAGCTCACGGTCCGGATCAACAGCCCGGGCGGGTCGGTGTTCGACGGCGTCGCCATCTACAACGCGCTCAAGCGCCACGACGCCGCGATCACCGTGTGGATCGACGGCATCGCCGCCTCGATCGCCAGCATGATCGCCATGGCTGGCGACGAGGTCGTGATGCCCGAGAACGCGATGCTCGTGCTGCATGATCCCTCGGGGCTCGTCGCCGGTAGCGCCTCCGACATGCGCGCGATGGCCGAGGCGCTGGACCGGATGAAGGCCGGCATGGTCACCGCCTACCGCGACAAGTCGGGCCGCGATGACGCCGAGATCGAAGCGCTGATGGCCGCCGAGACCTGGCTCTCGGCCCAGGAGGCACTGGAGTTCGGCCTGGCCGATCGGATCGAGCAGCCGGTCAGGATGGCCGCGCACTTCGACCTCTCCCGCTTCCGCAATGCCCCGCCGCAGCTCGCGGCGAGCCTCACCAGCTCCACGCCACAGGAGGACGAGATGTCCGACTCTCAGAAGACCCGGCCGCGCAAGCCTGACGCGGTTGAAGCCACGACCGCCGGCGCCGTGGCGACCGAAGCAAGCCCCGAGCAAATCGGCTCGGCGGAGGATGACCGGCCAGCCGAAGCCGCCGAGCCGGCCTCGACGCACGCGGCCGCTGCCGACTCCCCGCAGGCCCGTGCCGGCACCCCTGGCGCAGCAGCTGCTGCGCACCAGCAGACGGCGCCGACCGCTCCAGCCACGGCTGCGCAGCCGATCGCTCAGGTCATCGACCTCGAAGCGGTCCGGGCCGATGAGCGCAAAGCGACGCTCGCCTACGTCGCTGAGGTGCACGAGCTCTGCGCCATCGCCGGACGGGGCGATCTCGCTGCCGGGTTCATCGCCAAGGCGACGCCGGTCGCTCAGATCCGCCGCGCCCTGCTCGAGGCCCGTGCCGCCGAGGACGAGGCCACGGCGATCCGCAGCCAGGTCCGGCCGGCCGGTGTCGAACCGGCGCAGCCCGCGATCGACACCGCTGCGATCTACGCCGCCCGCAACCAGCACTGCCGATAGGAGGCATTCATGCCCGTACTCAACGAGGGCCGGTACGCCGGCGAGTTCTTGGTCTCCGAGGGCAATGGCCGGATCTCGCGAGAGATCATCACCGTGCTCTCCGGTGAGACCCTCGAGGCCGCAGCGGTCCTCGGCAAGGTCGCGGCGAGCGGCAAGTACAAGGTGCTCGATCCGGCGGCCGTCGACGGCTCCGAGGTCGCCGCCGGCATTCTCTACGATGCCGTCGATGCTTCGGCCGCCGATGCCGAGGGCGTCGCCATCGTGCGCCTCGCCGAGGTCAATGGCGCCGAGCTGGTCTGGCCTGCCGGCATCACCGGGCCCGAGCAGACCACCGCGCTCGGCGAGCTCGCCGCGCTCACCATCATCGCCCGCTGACGCCGGGCCCCTTCCTCAAGAGGACAACGCTGATGCCCGCTTTGGACATCTTCTCCGGCAGTGCCTTCTCAATGGTGGCGCTGACCGATGCCATCAACAAGCTGCCCTTCGTCCCCGGCCGGATCGGCCAGCTCGGCCTGTTCCGCGAGCAGGGCGTCTCCACCACCTCGGTGATGATCGAGGAGCGCGAGGGCAGCCTCACTCTGGTCGAGACCACCTCGCGCGGTGCGCCGGCCGTGCAGCACGTCGCCAACAAGCGCAAGGCGCGCTCGCTGTCTGTGCCGCACATCGCGCTCGAGGACACCATCCTCGCGGACGAGGTGCAGAACGTGCGCGCCTTCGGTTCCGAGAACATGCTGGAGGGCGTGCAGGCGGTGGTGAACCAGCGCCTCTCGGAGATGGCCTCCAAGATGGACGCCACGCTCGAGCACCTCCGGGTCGGCGCGATCAAGGGCCAGATCCTGGATGCCGATGGCAGCGCGGTGATCTACGACCTCTTCACCGAGTTCGGAGTCACGGCCTACGCCGAGATCGACTTCGACCTCGACAACGCCAGCCCGGCCCCGGGTGCGGTCAAGAAGAAGTGCCACGACATCCGGCGCAAGATCGAGGACGAGCTCGGCGTCGTGCCCTACGACCACATCCATGCCATGTGCGGGCCCGACTTCTTCGACGACCTGATCACCCATCCCGAGGTCGAGAAGGCCTACGAGCGCTGGCTGGATGGCGCGTTCCTGCGCCACGGCCAGGCGCGCGGCTCGTTCGAGTACGCCGGCATCCTGTTCGAGGAATACCGGGGCAAGGTCGGCACGGTCGATTTCACCGACGCGAGCAAGGCGTACTTCTTCCCGGTCGGAGTGCCGGGGCTGTTCCGGCAGTACAACGCCCCGGCCGACTTCGTCGAGACGGCCAACACCATCGGCTTGCCGCGCTACGCCAAGCAGGCGGTCGACCAGCAGTTCGCGCGCTGGGTCATGCTGCACGTGCAGTCGAACCCGCTGCCGATCTGCACGCGGCCGCGGGTGCTGATCAAGGGCAAGCGCACCTGATGACGGTGTTCCAGGGCGCGGTGGACGCGACGTTCGCGGCGTTCGGCATCGATGCGGTCTACGTGCCGGCCGGCGGCGAGCCGGTGTCAGTACGGGTGATCGCCAGGCGCCCGGACACGATCGTTGGCTTCGGGGAGACCCGCATCCATGCCGAGACCGCGACCTTCGAGGTGCGGGCGAGTGAGGTCGCAAGCCCGCGCCTGGGCGATGAGCTCAGCATCGATGGCGACACCTTCACCGTCCAGGGTGAGCCGGAACGGCGCGATCCTGACCGGCTGGTGTGGAGCTTGGATGTGAGGCGACCGTAACGCGTAACGAGAGCCGCGAGACCGCCTATCCAACCAGCGGCGTGACATGGAGAGCGATCGGAAGTAGTATGCTATCTTGTCAAGGTTAGTCATGGCTTGGCCTTTCGAGGCGAGCCACGGCGCGGCCGGCAAAGTCTTTCAGACGAACCGAGCCGATGCGGAATGACTCGAGCCGAGCCGACTCGAACCGAAACGACTCGAACCGAATACTAGCCGCTCGAAAGGGCGGCTTTTTCCTTTGAGGTGTGGTCAAATTGAATAGCCCCAGCCACACCAGCGACCAGCTTGCGGTCGGCGAGACCTTTATCGGCCGGGGGCGACCGCGCGATCCTGATTGGCTGGTGTGGAAGCTCGATGGGAGGCCGGCATGAAGTTCGCTACGACCATCGCCCCCGCACTCCAAGCACACATGCAGACCGAGCTGCGCGACATCGGACGCGCAGTGGCTGCCGGCACCCGCGACGCCGGCCGCGGCCTCAGGACCGAGCTTCGCCGGCAGGTGACCAGCGCCGGGCTCGGCCAGCGGCTCGCCAACAGCTGGCGCGACAAGCACTACCCGAACCAGAAGCTCGATGCAGCGAGCCTGGTCTACACCAAGGCGCCTCAGATCATCCGTGCTTTCGATGAGGGCGCGCTGATCCGGAGCAGGCGCGGACGCTTTCTAGCGATCCCGACCGAGAACGCGCCGAGGAAGGGCGCCGACGGCAAGCGGATCAAGCCGAGCACCTTCCCGGAGCATCGCTTCGGGCCGCTCCGGTTCGTGCCTCGATCCAGTGGCCCCTCGCTCTTGGTGGTGGACGGACTGCGCGCCTCGTACAGCAGGCAAGCCGGACAACTGCGAGGGTTCCGGCGCGCAACCGATCGGGCCCGGCGCAGCGGCCAGGGTCTGACCACAGTGGTTATGTTCCTGCTCGTGCCGCAGGTGAAGCTGCGCAAGCGCCTCGACGTCGCACGGGCAGCCGAACGCTGGTCTGGACAGCTGCCGGCGCTGATCGAGCAGCAGCTTCGGTCGGAATGAAGCGATGCCGGCGAGCAAGGCCGAGCAGGTGCTGGAGGCGCTTAAGGCGCTGCTCGAGACGATCCCGGATGCCGTCGTCGAGCGCAACAGCGTGCTGCCTGAGAAGGTGCCGGCTGCCGGCCTGATCATCCTGCGCGATGGTGATCCAGGCGAGCCGGAGCAGGCGCTCGGCGGTTTCGGGAGCACGTACTACCAGCATACGGTCGAGATCGAGGTCTACGTCGAGGAGAGCGATGCCGCGGCCCGCGACGCTGCTTTCGATGCTCTCCTCCAACAGATCGGGGCGGTTCTTGAAGCCGATCCCACCATCGGCGGCCTCGCCTTCGGCCTGACCTATGGCCGGCCGGAGCCGAGCATCGAGCCGATCGCCGGTGCGCCGGCGATCAAGAGCGCCACGCTCTCGGTGATCGTCGACTACGAGACCGACGCTCCTCTCTCCTGATCACTGATTCCGCTGCAAGGAGGTCCCGATGGCGCGAGCCTATGGTTCGAGCGCGCATCTGCTCATGAAGCGCGAGACCGCCTATGGCCAGGCGGCGACCGGCGACTACGTCCGCATGCCGTTCAACCGCTGCAATCTCGGCAGCGAGCAGGGCCTGATCGATGATCCGGTTCTCGGCCAAGGCCGCGATCCTCTGGCGCCGCTCCAGGACGTCATCAACGACGAGGGTGATATCGTCGTGCCGGTCGACCCGCGCTATCTGGGCCTGTGGCTGACCGGCCTGTTCGGCGATCCCGACACCACCGACAACCTCGATGGCAGCTGGGACCATGAGTTCGCCTCAGGCGGCGACGACCTGCCGAGCTACACGATCGAGGTCGGCATGCCCAAGGTGCCGGCGTTCTTCCTGCATGCCGGGGTCAAGCTGAACTCGATCGCGCTGGAGTTCACCCGCTCGGGCCCGGCAGCCGCGACCATCAACGCCATCGCTCAGGGCGAGACCCGATTCGGCACCACCCAGGGCGGCACGCCGACCAGCCTCACCTTCAGCCGCATCAGCCAGTTCCAGGGCTCGATCAAGCGCGCCGGCAATCCGGTCGGCAATCTCACCGGCGGCTCGGTCACCTACTCCAACAACCTCGAGAAGATCGAGACCATCCGCGACGACGGCCTGATTGAGGGCGCCGATCCGACCATCGCCGCGCTCACCGGCCGGATCGACGTGCGCTTCGCCGATACGACGCTGATCGACCTCGCGGCCGGCGGCAGCCCGGTCGACCTCGAGTTCGCCTACACGCTCTCCGCGCAGGCGAAGCTCGTGCTCACCGCGCACGAGGTCTACCTGCCCAAGCCCAAGCTCGCGGTCGAGGGCCCGGGCGGCGTGCAGGCGAGCTTCGACTTCCGGGGTGCGAAGAACGACGTTGCCGGCCGCATGCTGACGGTGACGCTCACCAACGACCTCGACGGGACGGTGTACGGATGATGCACAGCGTTCTCCGCAGGCTTGCCCCCAGTTCGGTGGATGTTCGCTCATGATCGATCTGGCCCAACGATCGGAGCCATACGAGATCGCGCTGCCGTACGGTCTCTCGGTGACGGTGAAGCCGCTGACGACGGCTGGCATGGCCGCGACACAGGCGGCAGCCAGGCGGGCGGTCGAAGCGATCGAGCGGCAGGCTCGGGAGCGCAGAGAAGCAGGATTAGTACTGGACGGGCTGCCCGACCTCTCGGCGGAGGGCGAGCGGGATGGCTTCTACCAAGCGCAGCTGATCCGCGAGCTCGCGGTCCGGCATCTCATGAGCTGGACCGGGGTCGAGCTCGGGAGCGGCCCTGCCCCGCCGACGCCTGAGAACATCGCCGCGGTGATGGAGCTCTACCCGGTGGGCGAGCGATTCTTCCAAGAGTTCACCCTCCGCCAGGTGCTCCTCAACGCCGCAAAAAACGGGTTAGGGCTCTCTGCCGCTGGCATTTCCAGCCGGGTGGAGGGCCCGAATATTGCCGAGCCTGCCGCGACGACGGCCTCCCCTGCGCCCGAGGTGAGCCCGGAGCGGACGGACGGAACTGCCCCTATCGAGAGCACGCGTTGATCAGCCTTCAGGAGCACGAGGCCTGGGACGTGCTGCTTGCCTGCCAGGGCCAGCTGCGGCTCGCACCAAGCGGGCACGTCGTCGGGATCGAAGTGAGCACCGCGCTCAAGATTGGCGCCGCTCGCCGCTGTGACATCGCCGTGCTCTCGGAGCTGCTGCCGGCAGCCGAGGCCGGCCTGATCGAGGCACTTCGCAGCGACCGAGCTCGGGATGGCGGGTCTTGATCAGGAATACCAGTGCCGGTGACTGCCCGCTTACAGCGATCTTGAACGACATGCCTCACTTCCGGATCTGACCTACGGGAACGGACGCTTGCGGAAGCAGGACGGTTCATGCCTCCCTCAGAATATCCACGTTTGGATGCTGAGCGCCAGAAGTCAGACTATCCTTCGGCTGTTACTGCTATCAGCTGGCTACCCGCAGCCCAAGCTTCTACACCAACTGTCGCGAAGAACGCGTCGGCCTCACTCTTCGCTTTGTCTCGGAATGCCTCTAGACGACGCTGACGTTCGGCGGCAAGTCGCTCCGCAGACAGCGTCATTCGGCCGCTAGGCACTTCAGCTAGGGGAAGCTCAACATCAACCTCTTCTTCCGTATCGGCTGGCTCTCTGATCTCTCGGCTACGTCGGAAGCTTTCAAGTATTCGCTTCAACGCATCATCCACACGCTCATGGCGCGACATGATGTGACGCCGCACCTGATCGGCAAGATCCGACGGCTTTACCTCCTCGATACGAATTGGCGTGGAACACACGTAGACGCTTGACCAGTCATAGATGATCCGATGCCGGCCATCCGGCTGGCCATTGGCAGCAAGCTTATTGTCTATCTCAGCCGGTCTGATGAGCAATGAGCGCTCAAGAACCTTGCGATCCTCGAATGCGCCAGCGTATTCGTCCCAGCCTGTGAAACGCGGAGCGGTGTAGTATACTTCTCCGCCATCCTGTTCTGCCTTTAGCAGGAGGTCATACTGCCCATCCTGTTCAGCAGTATCAATGCTGAAACGCCAGAAGGGCTTATTCAGCACCGGTGGCGGCGTTGTCGGATCAGGGCGCCTGAACCGCTGTAACATCTCGCCCAGTTTAAATTGGAGGAGCAGCGCTGCACCGCGCCGATCGAACATGACATCGCAGCCCAGCGTAGCTTCGTCGAGCAAGCTAGGGAGGAATGGGGTCGGGCGGAGGCCCACTGAGGCTAGAAGGCGTTCAACCTCCCGTGTCACGCCATAGCCGTAGGAAAATTCAGATAGACGCTGATGTAGATCCACTGGCACGCAGCTAGCCTCGCTCTGGTGGCACTTTCTCGACATTGACCCCCGGCAGCTGAACCCGACGCCGGACCTGGCATGGCCCCAGGATGGCATGCCGTGCGTTCCCTGCTCGCGCAACTATAGAGAGATCCCTGAATTATGGCCCGACGCAACCAAACATACGCCATCCGCCTGGCGGTCGAGGGCGGCGGCCAGGTCAAGGCCGAGCTGGTCTCGGTCGGCCAAAGCGGCGAGCAGAGCCTGAAGCGCATCGAGAGCGCGGGCGATCGCGCCTCCGGCGGGTTGAAGGGCCTGGGCCGCCAGGCGGAGCTGCTGCGCACCGGCATCCGCACGCTTGGCGGCGCCCTGCTCGGAGTCACGACGGTCGGCGGGCTAGCGGCCCTGGCCGACCGCTCCATCAGCGCAGCCGATGCGATCGGCAAGACCGCGGACAAGATCGGCGTTGGGGTGGAGGCGCTACAGGAGCTGCGATTTGCCGCCAAGGCGTCCGGGGTCGAGCAGCAGACGCTGGACATGGCGCTGCAACGCTTCACCAGGCGGGCCGCCGAGGCGGCGCAGGGCACCGGCGAGGCCAAGGATGCGCTCGCCCAGATGGGTATCGCGCTGCGCGACCAGAGCGGCAACCTGCGCAGCAGCGAGAATCTGCTCGGCGACGTCGCCGACGCCTTCGCCCGCATCGAGGACCCGGCCGAGCGGGTGCGGCTTGCCTTCAAGCTCTTCGATTCCGAAGGCGTGGCGCTGGTCAATTTGCTGAGCGACGGCAGCGGCGCGCTGGAGGAGATGCGTGATCGGGCTCGCGATCTCGGCATCGTTCTCGATGAAGCCCTGGTGCGCGACGCGGAGCGGGCCCGGACCGAGCTCGACACCTTGAGCCAGGTGATCTCGGCGAACCTAACCCGGGCGGCGCTGGAGGCGGCGCCGGTGATCGCCGATCTGTCGAGCTGGCTCGCCGATGTCGCCGGCAAGGCCGGGATTGCCTGGGAGCGCCTGTTCGATGCCCCCGAGGAGAAGAGCCTCCGCACGCTCCGCTACGAGCTCGATCTGGCCAGCTCGACGATCGAGAAGCTGGAGGGACGGATTCAGGAGCTGCGCGAATCGCCGACGCTCGGCTTCACGACGTTCATCGATACCGCGCAGATCAGCGCGATCGAGCGCAAGCTCGACGAGCTGCGCCGCGCTCGCGATCAGACTCAGGCCCGGATCGCGTTCCTCGAAGGGCCGCCGGACACCGGTGCGCCGGCTTCGGCTCCAGCGCCTGCTCCTGACGACACCGCGGGCGTGCAGGACCGGGCGAAGAATCTCGAGCGGATCGCGCGCGAGCTCGAGGGCACGCTGTTCAACATCACGCACGAGGGCAGCGCGCGGATCATCGCCGAGTACGAGCGCCGGATCGCTGAGATCGAAGCGCTGCGGGCCAGGGACGGCACCAACGCAGAAGTGGTCGATCAGCTGATCGCGCAGTCGGCGGCGGTGCGCGATGCTCAGCTATCGCAGCTGCGGGCCAAGGAGGTTGAGGCCGCCGACAAGGTCCGGGCGGCCAACGAGCGCGTCGTGGCGAGCCTCGAGGCGGAGCGCGCGGCCCTCTTGCAGACCGAGCGCGAGCGGTTCGTCGCCCAGGCACTGAGCCGGCTTTCGGCCGAAGCGACCGCGCAGCAGCGACGCGAGGTGGAGCAGCTCGCGGGCGTGCTGTACGACGAACAGCAGGCGCTCCAGGCGCGCCAGCGGCTCATGGACGAGGGCCGCTCGGTCATCGACCAGACCCAAACGGCGACCGAGCAGCACGCCGCCGAGATCCAGAAGCTGAACGAGCTACTCCAAGCGGGCGCGATCAACCAGGCGACCTACGCCCGTGCGGTGGAAGATGCGAACGACCGCGCGCTGCGCTCGAGCCAAGCGTGGACCGACGGCGCCACGAGGTTCCTGAAGGACTACGTGGCCGAGAGCAACGACGCGGCCACCGCCACGGAGCGCGCGTTCGCGAACGCCTTCTCTGGCGCAGAGGACGCGCTCGTCGGCTTCATCAGTACCGGGAAGCTGGAGTTCCAGGGTCTCGCCGACAGCATCCTTGCCGACCTCGCGCGCACGACGGTGCGCCAGACCATCACGGCCCCGCTCGCCGGCGCCTTGCAGAGCGCTTTCGCCGGCGGCGGTCTGTTCGGACTGTTCCACGGGGGCGGGATCGTTGCCCAGCAGCCACCGGTTATGCGCTACGCCGATGCGGCAATATTCGAGCACGCACAGCGCTACCACGGAGGCGGCTTCGCCGGCTCCGGTCTGCTGCCGGACGAGGTGCCGATCATCGCGCGCCGTGGGGAGCTGGTCGTGCCGCCCGACCGGGTCGTGCGCGAGGAGAAGACGACACGCGAGCAGCGGCCGATCACCGTCGTGGTCAACGTGACGGCAGCCGACGCGAGCTCTTTCCGCGCGAGCCAGGGTCAGATCGCGGCCGACATGGCGCGCGCGATCGATCGGGCGAGCCGGAACCGCTGAGGGCCCCTCATCAGGGTCCGGGGCAGGCTCTCAATTCCGCGGCGCCATGGTGACGCTCAGGGTGTTGCCCTGGTGATTGCCGCAGCTGCTGCAGCGAAGCTTCCGCTCGAGGTCGAGCAGCCTGGTGTAGGGCGGCCGGCCGTGCTGCAGCAGCTTGGC